TTTGACGCTTCTGGCAGCGTGCCTTCGGCTGCACGCGCAGCTTCTGGCACCAGGTTGCGCACGGCTTTTGTGCCCTGGCGTGTGATCAGTCCGCGAATAGCTGCGTCAACAGGCCCGGCAATCTGAATGCCTTCGGCCATGCTGGGCGTGCCAGGCTTGTCGGTGAGTGTTTCCTCTTCACCCATTTGCGCCTGCTCGGCAGGCATGGGTTCTAGCTTGGTCGGGTCTGCTGGTGATGCAGCTGGTGCTGCTGGCAGAATGCTGTTTAGGCGTTGATCAAGAGGTTGAATGGCCATCACTAAACTCCAGACTTCGGAGCGCGACGGCCCCCGGTTACTTGGTTGGTTGTTCCTGTTTCTTCTTGACGGAGCCGGTCAGATATAAGCCCTGTAGATTTTGACCTGACTTCTCTGCCTCTATTTGGTTGCGCAACACTTGCACCAGGGGGTCTTGCTCCCCCTTGCGCTTGATTAGCCTGTCCAGCTGTTCTTGCAAGGTACCCATCGTAATCGCTCCTAAAATAGACCTTCGTATCGTAATACACCATGCGCGCATCCGATACATTGCCTTGTTGCATTATATCGCCAACAATGTCTTGGAATAGGTCTTCTTTTTCTTGCATGATTCTAGCTCGATCTGCCGCGTTAAAAGCGTCATCGAACTCAGGAATGTACTGAAAACGTAGTCCATTTAGACCTGCAGTTTCTGCGCCACCAGCTTTTGCCTGTACGTTGACGCGGTCGTTAAAGCGCATATCTGTTACATAAGTGAACCCGTCTACGCCGTATTCGCGCAGCTTTGCCGTTACCGTAGCCATTTGTGCTGGCGTCATTTTTTGCTTGAAGTAAATTTCTACACCTGGCCTACTGTTTGGCCCGGCGCCATCTTTTACCACCTTAGAAATAAACACAGCATCCTGATCGTAGGTTTTGCCTTGCTCTACCAAACGGCGCTCAAGTGGCGCTGGATCAAAGTTTTGCCGGGCAACAAACTCAGCGTTTAGCGCTCGCTCGGTCTGGCCCATAAATGAACCGTATGTGTTAGCTAGGTTGTATGTGACCACGCTTTTGTCGTTGCGCACAACATCATCAAACTCAGCAGCCAACTCGGCTTGCGCGTAATTGCTCATGGGTTTACCAGGGCGCTCACCAGATACGCCCAGGGCATACCGATCAACATTGGCCTTGGATGCCATCAACTCTTTGCGCATTTCTTCTTTGTTTGCAAGATCCTGTTCGCGCAATGGATTGACCCGGTAATCGTAAACCTGTTCGCCCATAACCGTTTCACCCTTACGCCTGCCAGGCGGCTGGAATGATGCGTTGATACCTTTGCGCAATTCATTTATTCTTGACTGATCTGTGGCACCAGCAAGAGACATTTCATAATCAAGCGAGCCACCTTCACCGGCTTTGGTTGTCCAGTTGTTGTTTGTCCACTTTTCTTTTTCAATGAACCAGGCAACTGCTTGCAAATCATCTGGGCCAAGATCACCAATGTCTGGTGCAACATTTTTAATAATCCCGCTTTTGTTTATTTCGTCTGCTGCTTCTCGGAATACATCCTGTCCAAACCCAAACTCGCCACTGACTTTTGGATCAAATAAAGTTGACCCTTTAGAGTGAGCGCCACCCACACCTTTTTCTGCTGGCGGTGGGATCCTTGGCAAGTCGGCCAACCGTCGCAGCATCCTAGCCGCCCAGACATCAATGGTTGCCTCATTAGTTAAGCCAATTAAATTGCCAGTAAAGTTAGGAGTCTTAGGTGAATCCCCGGCTTTAATTGTGCGGAACATGTCAAGCAAAGCGCCCATGGTTGCCGGGCTATTTGTATTGAACAATTTGCCGGCATCACTCTTGATCAATTCAAAAGTTCCGGCTTTGTCTAAAGTTGTCAAAGTCTCAGGGTCTACCGGCTGACCTTTGGCAATCCTTTGCTCAAGGGCTGCTAGCGTTTGATCGTAATCGCCTCGGCTAAATTTAGTAAGAACTGTTACAGCGTTTTTGAAGTTTTGGCGTACGTCTGTTTGTGCTGACGTTGTACCCAAGACATCTGCAAACACATCACCAATGCCGCCAAACTCAGAGCGCAATCTGTCGCGCATGGTTCTATACCAGCTGGCTTCTGCCAAGATATCTAGCGCAGCCTTATCACCCGCACCAGCACGGTCAACAACGGTCTGTACTTCGTCTAAAACACGCGACGACATTGTGGCCTGCCATGCTTCAACCGGCACATCTGCTGGCGGTGTATGAAAGTCATACGGTATTGCTTTTGGCTCGACTTCGACTTTTATGTATTTGCCTGCTTTGTCAAATTTTGGTTGTACTTTGTTAATTTCAATTGGGGCCCATCCATCAGCCTCTAGATAGTTTGATTTAAGGTTTGTTGCAACATCAGTGGCTTCTTGCTTAACACCTTGTTTGCGGCCAGCACCAGCGCTTATGACGGCTTTTTCCTGTCGGTTTAACGCTGGGGCTTGCATGCTACCTGGGCCAGGCTCAACAATCCCCAAACCACGCACCGGCATACCGGTTCTTTCAAGCGCGTTTATGGTCATCTCGGCTGCTTTGGGTGCCAGCGCTTTGCCAGCCTCTGCTACTCCTCTAGCAGCCATCTGACCACCCTTGACCATCATGAATGGATCACCTACCAACTCGCCAACATTTTGGCCAAACTCTCCAGCTTTTTGACGATCGTCTGGGGTCATGCCAAATGCGCTCGTGCCAGCTGGCACGGCTGCTGGTAAACCGGGCAACGTAAAGTTGGTGCCTGGAATTGTGTAACCCCCTTCGCTAACATCAATGCTAGACGGCAAAAAGGTTGGGTCTGCCATTGTTTCTGCAGCGCGGCTCAGCTTGTCCATAATGCCGCCACCTTGGTTGTCAAAGGCTAAAGCGTTAATAAATCTGCCAATCTTTTGAATATCTCCACCAAAACCAAGGGCAGATGTTGCTGCGCCTCGAACAGTTCCGGCAGCAAAGTCTGGCGCGCCTGTAATCATCTTTTCACCAATGTTACTTTTTTGGCTACGTCTACCCATGCCAGGGTAAATTCCAAATGCGGCACCACCATCGGTCATTGTTTGGCTTGGCCCAGCAGCAAGCAATACATCACCAGGCTGCCCAGCTGTATCAGGCTCCATCGGTTCTGTTGGAAACTGTACTGCTGTCAAAGCCGACAGATATTTGTTTTCAATTGCACTGAAGGCCATTATTGAATCCCTTCTGCCTGGTCAAGCAGTTTTTTGATTTGTGTGATCTCAGCAGGCTTGAGCTTCTTGCTGTTCTCCAGACCTGGCAGGGTGTCGCGGGTGATAGGGCCACCGGCCTTCTTCTCCCACACATTTGTCAGTGCGGTTTTAGCAGCCTTGGCCTGCTCTGTGTTGCGCCTGGCTTCCAGGTCTTTGGACACCTCTTCAAGAACCTGACGTGGCTGCAGAATCTTGTTCTCAGACATGGCCTTAGCCTGGATGGCCAGAGCCGATGCGCGCAGCTGCTGCAAGCGCTGAAACTCAGTGCCTTTGGGGTCAAGCACAGTCACTGAACCAGGCATTGTCGGAATGCCAGCCAGCTTGGCTAGGCCAGTATCCAGATCACGCTGGTCGCGTCTGTCTTCACTGGTCAGCAGCTTCAGCGCGGAAACCTTCTGTTTGCCATTGAGCGAATTGTTCTTGAAGATTTGGTCAGGGTTGGTGATCGTGCCTTCGTAAATGCCGCGCAGCACATTGAACTCAGCAAGCGGGTTGCCCTCTTTGCTGGGCTCCAGCAAGTCTTTGATGACACCCAGCGGCACAGCATCTGGTGATTTTCTTGCAAGCGTTGCGATTTCGTTGGCAAACTGCCTGCGTGTTGCGCTGCCTTCTGGCGCTGCAATGGCCTTCTCATACAGCGGCACAAACTCAGCAACAGCTGCACGCTTGTCAGCTGCGAGCTTCTGATTGAGCGCTGTGTTGCGTGCGTTGACGGCCACCATGTAGTTGGCTGAAACCTTCTCGATTGAACCGTAGTCAGTCATCAGCATGCCCTTGACCAGGTCTGACATCTTGCCGACGTTACCGACCTGGATGTTCTTGAGCGTTGCCTCTGGGTCTGCCATCGAGGCATCATCAGTCAGCAAGAACTTGGTCACAGCATTGACCTTGGCATTTTTGAGCGCTGCTTCAAACTTGTCGCTGTAGCTCTTTTGCACCGTGGCATCGCCAAGCAGCAGGGCGCTGGTGGTGATTGTCTGGCGGTACACATCGGCCAGCTCCTCGATGCTGCGCTTTTGCTGGGTCTTGGGATCAACCCAGAACCCTTGCGACACAGCTGCTTCAAGCAGGCGTGTGCTGTTGTCAAAGTCAGCGTCGAACCTAGCCAGGCGCTGGGCCTTCTCGCGCTTCATCTCAAACTCAGCTGCCTTGGCCAACACGGTGTTGCCCATGGTGGCGCTCGTAGCGCGGAACTTGAGCGAGGCTTCTGGATCGACTTGTGCCAGGCTGCGGCTAAAGCCATCCATCATGGTGGACAGCTTGTTCTGCACCTGCTCTGTGGTGGCCTTGCCCATCTCCACCGCAGTCAGCATGGTCGTCATCTGCGTGCGTGCTTCTTGTTCAAATGTGCTTGCCAACTCAAACGATCTGGCTTTGCGCACCGCCTGGTCAAAAATGTTCAGAGCGCCACCAGACTTCATTGCGCCCAGGTCGCCCATCTTTGCCGCCTGCAGCTGCTCATCTGTCAGCGGATTGTCAGCTGCGTACTGCAACCCAGCCTCGGTGGCCGCCGTCTTCGCAATGCCAAACAGCTGGTTGCTCAATCGATCCAGTGTTTGCGAGACAGTGTTCTGGTACTGAGCGCCAGCCTTCAAGCCGACGTAATCGACCTGTGGTGCGTTGACCGTTGGCAGCACTGCGCCAGGAATGCCCGCCGCTTCAACACGGCCTGATTGGAGAAGTGGAAGGTCTGCCATGGTTTAAGGTGTAAATGGATTGCGAACAGTCTGAGCGAAGTTCAGACCACCTTGCAGCAATGTGGCGCCAGAGAGCAAACCGCCACTGTCCACAGCAAATTGACCGGCCAGACGCAGCTGGCTGGCTTGCGCTTCGGCTGCGCTCATTGTCAACTCGGCCTGCTCTTTGGCAGCCAGGATCATTGCGCCTGCGTCCTCAAAGCCCAGGATGCGAGCGGTCAGTGCGTTGAGGTCTGACATGCCGACATCGCGGTAGGTGGCACCCACGTTGGCAGCCTGGATGCTGGCAGCTGATCCCTCGTTGTACACAATGCCGTTGGCTGCAGCACGGGCACGCACAGCAGCGTTAGAGCGCTCCATGCCGCGCAGCAGCGTGTTGCCCTGGATTGTGTAGTTCAGCGCCTGGCGCTCAGCTGACAGCAGCTTGCGGCCAGCCTGGATGGCTGCATACTTCTGGTCTTGGTCGGTGCGAATCTGTGCCAGGCGCAGCGTGTCAATGGCCTGCACTTCGTACAGACCTTGCTGGTAGATGGCCGCAGTCTTTTGGGCACCCGCGCTGGTGATCGCCGTTGCCAATTGCAAATATGGCGCTGCAGAGTTTAGGCCAGTCTGCAAAGCATTAAATGCTGGGCCAAGATAGTTGCCGGCGGTGCTTGCAACGTCGCCAGCAGCCGTGATGAACTTGCTGCCCGCGTTGATGATGCTGGCCCAATCAAAGCCACTGGATGTGTCCAGGCCAGAAAAAACGCTGTAGTCGAAGCTGCCAATTTGATAGGCACTTGCATCAGTGAATGCGTAGGCAGAAGCATCAATGCCAGACAATGAAGCAGTTGAACCGAAGCCACTGTTCAAGTCATAGGTGATGTTGCTGGCGTTAAAGCCCAGGCCAGACGGTGCAGAGAAGCCACCGCTCAGACTGTAGTCAACTCCAGAAAAATTGAGTCCCTCAAACATTATGTTCCTCCAGTCACCGCGATCTTGTACTCAAGACCAAGCAAGGTCATCTTCAGCGGCAAGCTCTGTGATATTTCAACGCTTGCCTCGCGGCTGTAGCCAAGCACGCCATTGACGCGCTTGCTGCCAGTGAATGTTGGTTCCGGCAAATTCAACAATGGGTTGTCAAATGTGCGGAATGGCACGGGGTTCTGGTTGAGCGCCAGGTGCTGAGTGGTGTCCACCAGCGCATTGATCTCAACGATCCGCTTCTTAAAGCCAATGCGCGTGCCGGTCTGCAGCTTGATCTCAACCGGCATGGTCTTGGCATACACGGTGAACGGCAGGCCGACCTCGTAGCTGGTAGTTGACTCGCGGTCAAACGTAACGGCACCACCAGCACTGACAGTCTCGTTGCCTTGCGGCACACCATCGCAGATCACGTTGAGTGACTTGCCAATGTGAGGCAATCCAGAGCCAACGCCACCCGCTGACCCGCCAACAAACGCGCAATCAGTGAACCGATCAAAGCTGAACAGCTCAACGAAGTATTTGTCAGTGCTGTTGAATGTACGCTTGACCACCGCATAGATGTCAGTCACATCAACGCTGACATCCTTGAACGATCCATCGGTGATGAACTCAGACGGGGCTGTGATCTGCTGCGAACGCATGATGCTGAACGCAGCCATTGTGCCGTCGGTGTCGTTGACCATCAGAAGCAGGTCGCCTTCGTCTGTGCTGTTAGCACGGCGCAAGGCCATCCTGGTCGGTGCTTTGAGCAGGTGGCCAGACAACAATGAGATGCGCTGCGTCACATACGTCAGCTGCGTGTCAGAGAATAGGAACTCATTGATCGACTTGCCCTGGCGCTGAATGTAGACCGTGCCAGACTCAAGCGATTGCACGCGGGTTCCAGTCTTGGTTCCGTTGCGGCTCACGCCCTTGAATGTTAGCGTCAGCGGTGTGATCGGATCTGTGCCAGACTGCGGCACATAGAACTCAGCGCCGGTGGTGAACACTTGCAGGTCACGGCCAGAGATCATGTCAACAATCACGTTGAGCGAGCTGGTGTCCAGAGTTGCCTCAACAGCATCATCATCAAATGCCTCGGTAGGCATGAACTCATCGAAGATGCCGATCTTGCTGCCCCAGATCGTGGATGGGCGTGACTTAGAGCCACCGAAGTACAGGCGGCCCTCATGGAAGGTCACTGTGCGTGGCCAGCCTTTGCCGGAGCTCCACACATCTTCATAGCCTGATTCAATCTCCCAGCTGCCCTGGGCAATGTTGCTGGTGTCAAAGAATGGGTATTCGGTCACGGCCTTCACTGAAGTTGCCGTGATGTATTGAATGATGCGCGCACGGCCCTGTGGGTATGCGTTGATGTATTGACCAACACTGCCCGCGCTGAATGCGGAATTCTGCGATGTCAGTGTGACGTTGCCAGAGACAGCGCTGGGCGTCAGGTGGCCAGATGTAGGTGTGGTCACCGTCAGCGTAAATGCGTATTTGGGAATGCTGGAAAAAGTGTATGTGCTAATCGTCCAGCTTGAATCAGAACCACCGCGCACCAGCTTCACAGGAGCCAGGTCAGGGTGAACAATGAACATGGTGTCAGCCGACTGTGTCCAGTTCAGCTGGCTAAGCATTGCGCTTGTGATTGTGGTGGTCAGATATGGATTAGCGCCACCGTTGATGGCTGTGATCTGCACGCCGTCTTTGAACACATACATGCGTTCGTTGACAAAGCAAAGCATGTAGCTGTCGTCAACGCTAAACTCAAACGGCACCAGGCGCACGCCATTGGCTGCAGTGTTCGGCAACTCAGCGATGTGCTTCAGACCAGGGCGGCGACGAATGCCACCCTGCGGCTGCACCACGACATTGGTGGCCTTGGCCAGCGCGTTGTTGTACTGAGCGAGATCAATGCGCGAGCGCAGCAGCGGGTCGAGCTCGCCCGTGCTGAAGTTGGTTTGAATGTCAACAAAGCGCGGCATCAGTTTCTCACAGCAATCAGGCTGAAGTCTTCAATGACGCGGGTCGGTGTGCCCTGGCCATCGATGTTCATTGCGGTGCGCATGTAGCCACCACGGCCATTTTCAGCTGGGCCACCAACAGCAACGCCTTGCCAGTATTGGGCACGGTCGCTTTGTTCTGTGATCGGCATGGCCAAGTGCCAGGACATCATGTACTTGAGCAGCTGCACGAAGTATTGCGGCATGGCAAACTCGCCGACGCTGTACTGGTAGTCCAGGTAAACAGCAGGCAGGTTGGTCAGCAGTTTGTCGCCCTGGATTTCCCAGTCTTTGTTGGGGTAGGCGTTTTGCGCTGCTGTTGCATAAGCAGCTCGCACGGTGCCAAGCCGGTCACCTGGCAGCTGGTATTCGTAGCGCCAGACAGAATTGGGTGTGGTGATCAGCTGAGCCAGCTGCACCTTCTTGGTGTTGAACGTCCAGGGGTAGGTAGTCAACACCGAATCGCGGATGTCGGGGTATAGGCGGTCGCATACACTGGCCGCATCAGTACCGTCATTGAATGACGTGATGGATTTTGCGCCCAGCATCAGCAGGGCATCAGAGCAGATTGAAACGCCAGTATCGCCAGCAGCCATGTGAACCTCTCAATGTGAGAAGGGCCAACCTCCGAGTGATCAGAAGTTGGCCCGTCGTGTTACCTGATCCGATTAATCGGTGTCAGTTGCTGTCACTGTCACGCCATCAGTGATGTCAACCACGCCAGAAGCGTTGCTGACAACATAGGCTGTTGACATCACAGGAGTGCCACCCGTTGCGGAGTAGCAAAAAATGATGTCGCCAACTTTAAGGATGGTCGAGATAGAGTTGAAGTATCCAGACGCACGAATCACTGACTGAGCGTCAGCAGATGCGTATGTGTAGATCGATGGAGCGTTGCCAGATTTAGACTGGCCGCCGATGGCGTTGAAGCCGGTAGAAGAATAAGCCATGATTCATGCTCCTTTTAAGATCAAGATTCGCGGCAAGTTAACTTAACGATACCTTCATCATCGATGGCGATGGCGCCAGCGCTGAAGACTTCGTTAACCAACCAGCTGGTCTTCTCGGGGATGTAGTTGATCTCTGTGCGCATGCCGATGCCTTCACCGTAGCCAACGGCTGCAGAGTGGAAGGCGTAGCAAGTACGATCCAAAGAACCGTCGATGGGCAAGCCACCTTCGCTGCGGTCACCCAATGTGTGGAACATAAAGCCCAAGAAGGTGTTGATCTCGCCTTGAACCAAAGCCTTGACTGTGTTGAAGTCAGAGCTGGTCACGGCTGTCTCGCCCAAGAGGCTGTCCAAACCATTTGCATGGATGATGATGTGGCGACCGTCAGCAGGCACGTTGTTCTTATCGAGCAAACGCTTAGCTGCGCGGAGCTTAGCCACGTTCAAGTTGGTGGTTGAGCCACCAACGCTGTTTGCAACAGTCAGCGAAGTGCTGGAAGCTGCAAGTGCATCCAAGATCATTTGATCTTGGCGACGGCCCATGGCGCTGGCCACGACTTGCACCAGTTCTTGGCGCTCGTCAAAGTTGACCTTAGCTTGGGAGAAGATGTCGCTGTACTCCGCTGCGTTGAAATCAGCCAATGTCAAAGTGACAGAGCTGAAACCCACGTTCAATGGTGTGACATCAGTTTGACCAACGCGGGGGGTTGCAACACCCTTGCCGACTTTTGGAAACTTAACGGTTGAGCCTTCGACTCCACGACGCTGACGTACGGCAGGAACCAGCATTGCCTTACCTTGGTAGGCTTGCTTTACCTCAGCATCGAAGAGAGTAACAAAGGCATTGCTTAATGAAATGCTCATGATATTTTCCTCGGTTGTTTAAAAAAACGGTTTGGTTCTCGCGCCGGTTATCCAGTTACCTGGGCCGAATGCTTGCTGTTTACGGCAGCCAATCGTCAGCATCCACTGCGGTAAGGGCCAGTTGCCTGGTATGCCTTGGTCGCGATTGTATGACTATTTGTACAAAATGCAAATGGTGCTTGACAAATAAAAAAAGACCCAGCCGAAGCTGGGTCAAAATGGCAACCTCAAGGAGATCAGGAAATGTGCTGCTGGAACATTCGCTCCACTTTCTGGCGGTAAGCAGCATCGGTTTTGTACTTGGGATCATTGACCATCTGGTACAGCTCTTCCTTGCTGGGAGCGCCCTCCATTGGTGAAACCTCAATTGGCACCCGGCCCTCATAGGCAGAGCGCACCTTCATCAAAGCGCTTAGACCGCGAGCTGTGCCGCCCATGATCTTGAACTCTTCAAAGTCGTCCTTGCTCCACACGCCCTTGTTGACCAGGCCGCGTGCCCAGTCCACCATGCCGTTGACCACGGCGTTGGCGTTGGGGCCGAGAGACTTCATCTCAGCTTGTGTGTCAATGGGCGGGCCAGCCATCTCAGCAGCCATCTGATTGACGTTTTGCGCCAGCTCATCAAATGCCACCTGGCTGATGCCGTACTTCTGCGCCCAGCCAACGTATTGCTTTGCCAGTGGATCGGCCTCGATGTCCTTCACGCCAAGCGCTGCAGTGTCGTATTTGCCGCCCTCTGGGGCTTTGTGTTTGCCCTGGCTGACCACCTTGCGCAAGTCAGCATAGGACTTGGCCATGGCCTCCATGTTGGCTTCGCCCTTGTCCTGGTTCCAGAAGTTCTCTGGCAACCAATCCGGGCGTTCTTTTGGCGTGCCAGGAATGGTGCCTGGTGCCAAGTCAATTGCTGTGGTCGTTTTGTGGTCGATCTCAACAGCTTGCGGGTTCTCTGTCTTGCTTTCGTCTGCCACCTGCACGCTGTCGAGTAGGCCAGAACTGGGCTCGACATTGGTTTCGGTTTCGGTCGTCATAGTTTCCTTGCTTGATTAATCCGCGCCTCGATGTCCCGAACCACGTTTCTCTGCCCTTCGGCAAAGAACGCATGGGACGGGTCTGTGCCCGGCACGGCGATGGGCACATTCACATACATGTCGCGCAACCAGGTCAGCAGCTTGTTGCCGTCCTCGGTTGAAAACACGCGAAGTGTTAGGCGCGCCAGGTCATCGCGCTGCTGGTTGGCTTCGCGGATATCGACTTGGCCGATGGCGTCGAGCTCGTCCCAGCTCATGCTGGCGCTCCTTGCGGTGCCGGCAAGGCAGGCTGACCAGGCGGTGCCATACCCTGCTGCTGCATGGCCATCTGAGCCGCCATGGCTTGGGCTTGCTGGGCTTGCTGCTGCTCAATGGCAAACGAACGCTCTGCAGCGCTGTTGCGAAGCGAAGCAGGCACACCCAGCTTGTCGCCCAGGTAGTCGATCATGTCGCCAAACTTGACGGCCACCTGACCTTCGGCACCCATTTGCTGGGTGATCTGGGCAAACTGCAGCGCCGCGTTGACTTCGTCCATTGCCTGGGCGTTGGCCAGCGGTGAGGTGGGAGACACCTTGACCTCCAGGCCGTTGACCCGCAAAGGCAGATCAATCATGCCGCGCTCGTCCATGACTTCCAAAATCTTGGTGACCACGGGAATCATGGTTTCGTTGATCAGTCGGCCAAACGCGCTGCCCAGGTTCTGCGACAGCTCCTTCATGCGCTCGACAATCTCGGTGGCAGACCTGGCGCTCATGTTCTCTGGGGGCAGGGATTCGTCCAGCAAGATGCGCTTGACGTTACCGCGCAGATCGTTGATCACCAGCTGCGACACATTGAAGTCGCCAGAACGGGGCAGGGCCATGAGCGATGGGCCTTGTGGGCCCCCATTGCGCGCAACGGGGATGATGCCGCCTGGCACGATCTTGACCGTGTTGGGATTGAGCACGCCGTCATCGGCAGCGGTGTACACGCCAGAGACTGCAAGCGATGCGTTCTTGAGCAGCAGCTCGATGGTCTTGTTCAGCGTCTTGATGTCGGGCAGGGCTGTCATGAGCGGGCCGCGACCGTAGATTTCACCGGCCACTTTCATGTAGCGCGAGATCACCCAAGGGCTGACCTTGCGGCGGCGGTAGACCAGCTCTGCTTTGCTGACCTTGTCAATGACGTGGTAGCAGTAGTCACCGCGTGTTGCGTCATAGATCGTGGCCTCAAGCAGCTCAATGTCATCGGTGGGCTTGTCAGCGATGCGGCGCTGCATTTCTTGCGGAATGTTGGCATCTGGCCACTGGCGCTGGATGCTTTCACCCTTCAAACGCATGCGGCGGTAGACGTTGTCAACCTGACCATTCGCGCCTTCCTCGTAGCTCACCAGGAACAGCGGCACGGGGATAAAGTTGATCGGGTTCACGTCGTCGCCTGGCTGCACCATCATGCAAGCGGTGCCCACCGCCAGGTCGAGCAAGAACTCACCCATGGCAATGTCGAAGTTGGACTGACGCAAGATGGCAAACATCTTCTCGCCGTACAGCTCAAGAATGGCCTGGGCCTGTGGCTTGCGATCCATTGGTATGTCAAGGCCGGGCTCCAAGCGGCACCAGCGGCGCTGCGGTGGGAACACTACCGACTGCAGTCTGTTGGCAAACCGTTGGGTGCTATTGATTGCTGTACTGTCGAAGACGCGCTGCATCTTCTTGGCACCAACAGCACCGCCTTCCCAAACGCCATACAGCTGGCGCTGGGGCAGGGCGAACTCATAGGCATCCTGGTAGAGCTGCTGAAACTCATCCTTCTTGGTCTGCGCCAGCGATTGGCGCTTGATGATCTCTTCGGGCGTTAAGCGCTTGCCGCCCTTGGCGTTGTTTGCGTATTCCATGTCATTCCTTTTCTAGCTTGTACTTGTCAAGCAAATTGCGACCTTTAGCGGCCAGACGTGCGGCAGCTCCCTGAGTGCGGGGCACAGACTCACCCCATGCATTGGCTGCCAGCGCAAGCCTGGTCGGCTCGCCCTTGTCGTTGACCAGCGGCCCGCTTGGGTTGGTGTAGAACCTGGTCAAGAATGACCCCTTGCGCCTGGCACGCTCACCGCTTGGCGCGCTGTCTTTCACGCCTGGCTGGAGATTTTTGCTCTCGCCAGACGATTCAAACTTGCGCCTGCCGGCCTCGGTCAGACCGCCCTCGGGGTCTTTGTACTTGCTCATTTTTTGTCGCGGGCTGCAGCCATGTTGTCAACCAAATTGGGGTACGGCCTGCCAGCTTTCGCTGCACGTCGCATGGCATTGCGCTTCTCCAATGAAGACAGCTCTTTTGGCTTTCCCAACTCTTTGGGCCTGGGCTTGTCCCACAATTCTTTGTTCATCATGATTCGTCCTCCATGTTGAGCAGGGCGTCGGCCAGCATCTTTCGATCCTTGCGGCTGAGCGTGGCGCTCTTGAGCTTCTTGGCCATCTCGGCAATCTTCTCTGGAGACAGCTCTTCGTCTTCCATCTCTTTTTCTTCGCCGTTTTTTTCGATGCTA